AAAGAGTTAGACATTGGTGTTATCTTCATCTCACAAGTTAATGATGATGGACGTACCAAGTATGCAGGTTCTCTTGAGGAAGAAGCTATCATATGTTTGAAACTAGAACGTGATACTGAATCAGAGGATGAGGATGTTAGGAACACTACCAACTTCATCGTTGATAAGAACAGACCTTTCAGCAGGTTAGGCAAAGCAGGTTCTATCTACTATGAACCAGATACTACAATACTTTCAGAGGAGACTTTCAATGGGGTCTAATTACGATAATGACGACTACGACATCTCAGTAGATGATCTCTACTCAAGTGTTGATTACTTTGATACTCTAAGTGGTGACGAGCTAGACCAGTACGATGATAGCAAAGAGATTTACTTTGAACAACTTGAGTCAAGAGTTGCAATGGCAGAAGATCAATTAGCACATGCACTCAAAAACGAAGACGATCCAAACGTAATTGAAAGGTTACAAGATGAGTTAGAACTACTACTAATCGACTACTTTAACTTTGAACTTTAAGGAGGCACTATGGCACGTATAGCATTTTGTGATATTGAAACTAACGCTATCGAACATCCAGATAAAATCTGGTTAGTCGGTGGTAAGATGCAAGGTACTGGTGAAGTCTTTAAGTTCGAGAATATACACACAGACCCTATAGCAAGAAAGGAAGCTACTGAGTGGCATCAATCCTTAGATAAGATGGTTGGACATAACTTCATTCAGTATGATCTACCTATCCTTAACAAATGGTTAGACGCTCCTCTTGACCCGCGTAAGGTTATTGATACTTTGATTGTGTCCCGCACAGTTGATTATGATATAGCTATACCTACTGGTGGAAAAGGTCCACACTCACTAAAGAGTTGGGGCATACGCCTAGGTGTTTACAAAGGTGACTATCACGACTTTGCCAACTTCAATCAGGAGATGATCGACTACTGGTATGATGACCTTGATACCACCGAGGCGTTGTTCAACCACCTCAGTGATATCATCTTTGATAAGGATTGGGCTAGATCAATGAGAGCAGAACATGACTTACAGATTGAGTTAGTTCGCAGTAAGTATCACGGCTTTTATTTTGATCACAGCTTAGCGCAGAGTTTATTAGACAGTGTTATAGTTGAGAAGCAAGAACTTGAACAACTCTTTCAAGAAGACTTCCCACCTAAACTACTACCTGTAAATACTATCAAGTATCGTGAGAAGAAAGACGGTACGGTATTCTCTAACGTGACTAATGCTAAGAAGAAGTATGCGGCTACTGATAGACAAGGTGATGACCTTATCTGTTATGACTTTATCAGTTTCAATCCTGGTGCTTCTAAAGATAGAGTAGATGTATTATGGGATGCAGGTTGGAAACCCTTTGAGAAGACTGCAACTCATAACAAGTTCAACAGACTTAAGATAGGAGACCCATATGGTAAGAAGATACTTAAGATGGATCAAGATTTCTATGACGATAAGAAGCAATCTCTTGAGCGTTATGGTTACACGGTATCAGAAGACAACTTGTCTACGTTACCTGACACTGCACCTAGGGGCGCTAAGTCACTTGCTCAGTGGCTTACGTTAGAAGGCCGTAGGTCTTCACTAGTCGAGTGGATTAATCAAGTGTGCGATGACAGTCGTATACATGGTACTATCAATAATATTGGCGCATGGACAGGACGTTGTGCACACAACAATCCAAACACCGCCAACATTGCTTCACCCTTTCATGGCACACCTCGTAATGCAGTAGACGAGATCAAGGCCAAGTACGATCATCAGTTACGCCAGTGTTGGACAGTACCTGAGGGTAGTTACTTAGTCGGCTGTGATGCAGACGGTATTCAGTTACGAGTACTTGCTGATTACATGTGGCGACACTTCGATGCAGATATGTATGCTAACGCCATCATGAAGGGTAAGAAAGAGAACGAGACAGACATACACAATATGAACAAGAAAGCTTTAGGTATATCACATGCTACTCGTGACATGGCTAAGACATTCATATACGGATGGCTACTAGGTGCAGGTGTTGCTAAGACTGCTAGTATCATGCAGGTTGGCGTACAAGAAGCCGCATCAGCTATGAAACGCTTTGAGCAAAGCATCGATGGTTTGTCACCTCTTAAGAAAAGAATGGTTCCTTATATTGCAGACAAGGGCTACTTTACAGGTTACGATGGTCGTAAGGTTATCGTACCTAATGAGCACAAGACTCTAGCAGGTATATTACAATCTGGTGAGTCTATTCTTATGAAGCATACTCTTCTCAACTTTCACAAGAAAGCTAGAGCAGAGGGTATCAACTTCAAGATGTGTGCTTTTGTGCATGACGAGTATCAAGTCGAAGTTATTGGCACTCGTGATGAAGCTGAGCACTTAGGTAAACTAATTGCTACTACTATGTCAGAGACAGGCGTTGAGCTAGGTTTCAAGATACCAACTCCAGGTTCTTACGACATAGGAAAATCGTGGTATGATACACATTGACCTGTTGACATATCACTCAACTTCTGGTATAATTGCAGAACAACAACAAAGCTATAGGAGATAAAATATGGCAACTAAAACAATAGAACTAACAGGTATCTTAGAGTGGGCTAAGCTATTCGAAGGTAATAGAGATAACGGTGAGTACGATGTAGAAACAGATGGTGCTACAACCGTTGATATTATTATGGACGATGCTACATTTAAAATGATGAAAGACTCTGGTGTTCGTAAGCAAGGTAAACCTGACCCAGATGGACGAGGCACTCGTGTCAAGTTCAAAAGACCTTGGAAAGATAAGTTTGATCGTGAGTGGGCGGCAGGTGCTCCAAAAGTATTTAATTCAAGTGGTGAAGCGTGGACAGACTCTGATGGTATGATTGGTAATGGATCAGTAGGTGTTGTGTATGTAGACGTATACGATACTAAGATGGGTGTAGGTTCTCGACTAAGTGGTGTTCAAGTTATTGATCATGTAGTCTTTGAATCCGACGGTGGTGGAGTATCATCGGGCATTCAACCTAAGAACTACGCTAATGTAGCACCAAGTCCTTTTTCTGAACCTAATAAGGCAACTCCAGGGGATATTCCATTCTGAGAGCAAGGCCCTCGGTAATTACTCGGAGGGGCGCAGATGCGCCCTTTCTCACCTCTAACAGAAAGATATACAATGGCTAAACAAATAGCTACACTTATACAAGACATGGAGAGCGTGATATATGGTAACGAAGGTTGGGACAATACTATTGGTCAACTGGTTGGGACTAACATAGCTCAGATGGCTTCTGATAGATTCAAAGCCCCCCAAGAACCTAGGGGTTATTTATCTATGTCGTCCCTAGGCACACCATGCTCACGTAAGTTATGGTACAAGATTAATCAAACTGATAAGGCAGAAGCCTTACAAGCCAACGCACTGCTCAAGTTCTTTTATGGAGACATGATTGAGGAACTTGCTTTAGGTATTGCACAGCAAGCAGGACACGAGGTTGTTGGTCAACAAGACAAGATGGATGCGCATGGTATCAAAGGCAGTCGAGACTGTGTAATTGATGGTATGACTGTTGATGTTAAGTCTGCATCTCCTTACTCTTTTAAGAAGTTCAAAGAAGGTAACCTAAGAGATCAAGACCCATTCGGCTACATCTCTCAGCTATCCTCATATGTCTATGCGGCTAAAGATGATCCATTAGTTACTAACAAAACTCATGGTGCATTCTTAGTTATAGACAAGGTAAATGGACATATATGTTTAGATATGTATGACTTTACTGATGAACTTAAAACTAAAGAAGAAGAGATTAAAGCAATCAAGGTAATGGTCAAAAGTAAAGTACCACCACCTCGTGAGTATAAAGACGAACCACAAAGCAAGACATCTCCTAACAAGAAACTATGTATGGAGTGTTCTTACTGTGAGTTTAAGAAAGCGTGTTGGCCTGGATTAAAGAAGTTTGCATACTCATATGGACCTCAGTATTTAACTAAGATTAAGAAAGAACTAAAGGTTCCAGAAGTGGAGGATTTCTAATGGCTAAACGTACTAGGTTTCACGGTATTGCAGAAGGTTACAGGTCTGGTTTAGAAGAATCTACAGCTACTGACCTTGCTGAACGTGGTGTCGGTTTTACATATGAAGAGACTAAGATCAAGTGGACAGATTTAAAGGTGAGAAGCTATACACCTGACTTCGTTCTAGAGAATGGTATCATCATTGAAACTAAAGGACGCTTCATATCTACAGACAGGCGTAAACATAAAGAAATACAAAAACAATTTCCAGAACACGATATACGTTTTGTATTCAACAACTCACGAGCCAAGCTCTATAAAGGGGCTAAAAGCACCTACGGAGATTGGTGTAAAAGTAATGGCTTTCTATATTCAGATAAAACTGTTCCAGAGGAATGGACTAAGGAGATAAAGAAATGACTATATCAAAATCAGCAATGGGTAAGACAGCAGTGGTCTGGTCTTGTGCTCACGCATCACCTGAGGTAAGCAACGAAAGATTTGATTGGCTAGGTGGACTAATCTATGATGTTAAACCTGACTATTGTGTAGACTTAGGAGATGGTGCAGATATGAAATCTCTCAACTCTTATGACACACGTAAACCAGAAGCTGTTGTATCTCAAAACTATGAGAGAGACATCGATTCTTATAATGAATCTCAAGAACTTCTACGTTATAGATTTAAACAACACAGACGTAGACGACCTAAGTGGTATGGTTTTGAAGGTAACCACGAAGCACGGATTAGTACTGCTATATCTTTTGATCCTAGACTAGAAGGCTCTAAGTATGGTATCTCTTTTTCTCACCTAAACACTAAAAAGTACTTTGATGAATATCATCCCTATCAAAACGGAGCACCTGCTATATACAACTACGATGGTGTAGACTATGCACACTACGTTGGTGCAGGTAACTTTGGCAGAGCAATCAGTGGTGTTCATCACGCTTACTCTCTTCTACAAAAGCGTTACAGGTCTTGTTCAGTAGGCCACAGTCACAAACGTGATATGTACTTCAAGGAAGACGTAGGTTCTAATGGAGGAATAGGAGCAGTAGTAGGTTGTTTTAAAGGTGCTAAAGAAACTTGGGCAGGTCAGTCTAACGGGGAGTGGTGGAAAGGTGTCCTTATTAAACGCAATATAATAGAAGGTCAGTACGATGCTCAGTGGGTGTCTCTAGATGTTCTTAAGAAAACTTATGGAGTATAATATGGAGTATGAAGTAACATTTAGAGTAAGAATGGAAGCTGACAAGTTTGTACTGGAGCTTAATCCTACTAACAGAGAAGACATTGTTAAAGATGAGGTTCTTTCTGTACTTTATGATCTTGAAGATGGTATAATAGACTTTATGGAAGTAACAGAGGTAAACTTATGACAAACTTTGAAAATAACACACACACAGGAAATTACTCTCAGTGGGTAGAGGGTAAGATAATGACAGAAGGTAATACTAGACTAATTGAAAATACCTTAGGTCTTGTCGGAGAAGCAGGTGAAATAGCTGAAAAGATCAAAAAGCTATTACGTGACAACACTTGGATAGAAACCCAAGACATCGTTAAAGAACTAGGAGATGTCGCATTTTACTTAACTGCTTTAGCAAATTACTTTGGCAGTGACTTGACTGACGTGTTAGATATTAACATGAATAAACTTAACGATAGAGAAGAACGTGGTGTTCTCTCTGGATCAGGAGACAATAGATGATAAAGAAAATATTAAACAGTAAAGCAAGAAGGTGTATATGTAGTTTAGTACGTAACCCATTTCTCTGGGTATACAGGCTTTACAACTACCTTCAAACATGGCAGATGCATAGGGATACTATAAAACACCTCAACAGGTTGTCTAACCGAGAGTTAAGTGATATAGGCCTTACTCGTGGCGATATAGATAACCTAGTATGGATGAGAGAAGACTTTAAGGAAAGAGGGCAAGGGTATGAGGCTAACGGTGATAAGTGAAGCACAGTCACTCTTCCATGTAATGTTATTAATAGATAAAGAATTTAAAAAAAAGGATTAACATATGAGTATTAAAAACCACCAAGGACCAAGCCTAGGTATATCAGAAGAAATACATGCTATGAAGTATCGTTCTAAAGGTGAAAGCTTTCGAGAAGCTATGTCAAGGGTAGCTGACTCTCTCAAAGACAGTGAAGACCACTACAATCAGTTCAGAGAAATATTACTTGATCAACGCTTCTTACCTGCAGGTCGAGTACAATCTGCAATGGGTTCACCTCGTAGAGTAACGCCATACAACTGCTTCGTATCAATGACTATTGAAGATAGTATGGAAGGCATTATGAAGGCAGCAACAGAAGCTGCCAAGACTATGCAACTAGGTGGGGGTATCGGTTACGACTTTTCTACACTGCGTCCACACGGAGCCCTCATCAAGAGTCTAGACAGTCGTTCTAGCGGCCCTCTTAGTTTTATGGGTATATTCGATGCATTGTGTAAAACTATCAGCTCTGCAGGTCATCGTAGGGGCGCGCAGATGGCCGTTTTAAGGGTCGATCACCCAGACATCTTAGAGTATATCAAAGCTAAAAACAACTCAACTAACTTAACACAGTTTAACATGTCAGTTGGTGTTACTGATGACTTTATGGAAGCTGTTAAAAAAGACACTGACTTTGATCTAGTATTCGAAGGTAGAGTATACAGTACTATCCGAGCTAAAGCTTTATGGGATGACATCTTACGTTCTACGTGGGACTGGGCAGAGCCAGGTATCTTGTTTATTGACCGTATCAATCGTAAAAACAACTTACACTATTGTGAGTACATAGCAGCCACTAATCCTTGCGGAGAACAGCCTTTGCCACCTAACGGTGCATGTCTACTAGGTTCCTTTAACTTAACGCAATATGTTGAAAAGAACATTGACTCTGGTTTTGGTTTCAACTTAGAGAAACTAAAACATGATATACCTAATGTTGTACGGGCAATGGATAACGTAGTTGATAGAGCTACCTACCCTCTGCCAGCACAACAGCTAGAAGCTCAGAGTAAGAGACGTATGGGCCTAGGTATAACTGGTGTAGCTAATGCTCTTGAAGCACTTGGTAACCCTTATGGTTCAGATAGATTTTTAAATGATCTAGAAGAAATAATGGGAGTTATCAGGGATACATGTTACCAAACATCAATAAGCCTTGCTATAGAAAAAGGTGCATTTCCATTATTTAAAAAGGAATACTTAGACAGTGAATTTGCTAAAACATTACCTGACTCAATTCGTAACGACATCGCTAAACACGGTATCCGTAATAGCCACTTACTTTCTGTGGCTCCTACTGGCACTATCAGTCTCAGTGCTGATAATGTAAGCTCTGGTATTGAACCAGTGTTCTCTCACTTCTACGATAGAACTATCCAAACATTTGATGGTCCAATTGTAGAACGAGTAGATGACTATGGCTACCGAGTATTTGGCATTAAGGGAGAGACTGCTGATGAACTATCAGTATTCGATCACGTAAAAGTTCTTAACTTAGCTTCTAAGTATGTAGACAGTGCTTGTTCTAAGACATGTAACGTTGGAGACGATGTAACATGGGAACAGTTCAAGGATGTATACATGGCGGCTTACGATGGCGGTTCATCAGGTTGTACTACCTTCAGGGCTTCAGGTAAGAGATTCGGCATACTCAACGCGGCAACGTCAGAGGATACAGCTGTCGAACCAGAAGTAGATGAGGATAACTTCATTGACGAAGGTGGAGCTTGTTATTTTGACCCTGCTACAGGTCTTCGTACTTGCGAATAAACTTGACAACAGTACTATAAGTATGATACTATTAGGGAGTGACTTAGGTTGCTCCCTTTTTATTTAACAGGAGAGATTATGACTCAACAAAAACCAAAAACTAAGAAACGAGAAACTAAGTACAAAGGTGCGTCTAACAAAAGAACTTCTGGTATCCTCCCTAAGAATGAAAACCAAAAGCTATTGATTGACTCTATCAAGTCCTCATGTCAAGTAATTGTATTTGGTCCTGCAGGCACAGGTAAGACTTACGTTACCACTACAATGGCGGCTGACCTATACACTAAAAAAGATATAGATAAGATTGTTATTACACGTCCTATGGTCTCTGTTGGAAGAGAAATAGGTATTCTTCCAGGAGACTTAGGGGAGAAAGTAGCCCCCTGGGGTTTACCAGTTATTGATGTACTAATCAAACACCTAGGACGAGGTGCTGTTGAGACAGGTATCAAGAATGGTAACATTGATATGGCTCCTCTTGCTATGATGAGGGGTCGTTCATTCGACAACGCTTTCATCATTTGTGATGAAGCTCAAAACATAACCACACACGAACTTAAAATGTTACTAACTAGGGTAGGAGAGGGTTCTACTATTGTACTCAACGGAGACGTACAGCAGACTGACCTTAAAGATGGCGATGGTTTAACTAAGATAACCCACCTAGCTAAGAAACATAGCTTACCAGTACCTATCGTTGAGTTTTCATTAGATGACATTGTACGATCAGACATCTGTGCGAGTTGGGTTAGAGTGTTCTACAAAGAGGGTTTATAGTGACTCCAAGTTGTTCATGGTGTGGAGATAGCACACTTAAAGGTTTTAAATGTAAAGTTTGCGGAGGCAACAAAATGGCTAAGAAGAAAAATGAAGAAATAGTGAGAGAACCACAACACTACTCACGTTGGGTAATAGAACCCATTGAATTTATAATGCGTAACAAGTTCGAGTTCTGGAGAGGCAACATCATTAAGTATGTAGTCAGGGCAGGGTTCAAGTCTTACGAAGGTAAAGACCCAGTAGAGTCAGAAATTATTGATCTAGAGAAAGTAATAAGATATTCAGAAATGCGTATAAATCATTTAAAAGGAAAAGATAAACTATGAAATATGTAGTAACAGCAATAGTGGTAGTGTTAGGGTTGGTAATAAGTGTACCCTTAACTGCTCACGCTGATGTAACATATACTGAAGATAATCACACTGTTTTTATTAGTGGTTTTACAAATCACGAACAAGCAGATAAGCTGTACCAAATACTCAAAAACAATGAGGTAGTTACAGCAGTGATGTATGGCCCTGGAGGTGATTACTACGCCGGCCTCAAGATGGGTGATATGTTAGCTAACGAAGGTCTGACAGTAATAGTAAAAGAAAACACTGAGTGCACTTCCGCTTGTGCTTTTATGGCACTAGCAGGTGAGAATATAATTGTAGATGGTAAAGTATTATTCCATGCTCCTTATTTCCCTCAAGCACCTACAGACGTTACTCTACAAGAGTTAGCTCACAAGTTTGGTGAAGGATACATTGATATGGCTACTTACCTGTTAAGGAGAGGGTCAAGTATATACTTCGCTAGACAGATAATAACACAAACATCTTCTTGTAGATTTCTTTCTATAGAAACTGGAGAGGCTATGATGAACTTGAAGAGTGCTAAGACAGCCTTAGATACAGTATACTATAAGAACTTAATCAAAGATACTTGCAACTTAAAGAGGCTATATAGATGACTATATTAGAAATGGCTAAGAAGACTATTAAACAAACTACCAAAGTAGCTGTCGAAGAGAAACCAGAGACTACTATGCTTCCTCCAGGTTCATACCTGAGGGAACACGGTATGTTAATGTTAGTGGATAAGTTTGATCAAGAGAAGATCATGCCTTTGGTAGCTGCTATCTACGAGTACAACCTAATGCCAGAGGATGTACGACCAGATCAAATCACACTGACTATCAATAGTCCTGGAGGTTCAGTACACTCAGCCTTCCACCTTGTTGATGCAATCAAGATGTCGGAGATACCTGTAGTAACAATAGGTAAAGGTCTAGTTGCTTCTTGTGGAGTACTAACTATAATGGCAGGGCATAGACGACTAATGACCCACAACACGTCTGTTATGTCACATCAATACTCATGGGGCTCTAAAGGTAAAGAACATGAACTGCATGCAATGATTAAAGAGTTTGACTTAGCAGGTGAACGTATGGTTAGTCATTATAAGAAGTGTACTAAGAAGTCTGAGAAGTACATTCGTAAACATCTCTTACACCCTACTGATGAATGGCTTACTCCTGAGGAGTGTGTTAAGCATGGTATTGTTGATGAGATAGTTAACACTTATTAGGGGTTGACAAAAAGATGTACTTATGGTACACTTCCTTATATTCAAATAAAGGAATATGTTAACATGACAGTAAAACGCAAAAAGCCCCCTGCTCCTAGTTTGGAACAAGAGGCTAAAGCCTTTATTAAATCTAAAGAAACAACCATTGTGAATGTTCCTAAGAGTCTCTCCTCTCATAAAGAACAACTAGCAGCTTCAGTCCTAGCTGGACTGCTAGGTTCCAGTGGAGGTAATCGAGCAGAAGAACTCGTACAAGAAGCATACAGGTATGTGGACCTCTTGCTTCAATATAAAAAGTAAACAAACTTAACCCCCTTCAGTGTAAAAGCTGTTGGGGGTCTTTTTTTGTCTAGAACATAGTTGGGTCCATTCTCATTCGTTTTATTGTATCAGCATTGTTTAACTCTGCCTCAATTAACATCAACTGACCTTCACTAAGATCACCCATACTATCACCTAACTCTAGGTCTGCCATAGCTTTTTTAATATCATCAGCAGAAAACTTAGACACTAGATCATACTGACTGCGTAGCGTTGTACCTGTTCCGTCATATCTCGTTACCAAACGAAGCTTAGTTAATTCTTTAACTTCCTTCATCTTATCTTTCCATATAATGCGTAGTTCATCTTGTGGTAGATTACGGAACTTCATACTCTCCATCTTTGTAGTAGACCATGCCTCTATAGATTGATACATTTGACGTTGGTACTCATTAACAGCCTCTGGTATCATTCTCTTCTTGTCCTTAGACAAAGGAGCATTAATCTTCCACTGGTCTAATCCCATTAAGTTCATAATACGTTGTGTGTTTGTTAATTCTACAGTTCTAACACCTACGTTTTTAGCAGACTGTTGTTTAGCCTCACCTGCTACTGAAGATTGTTTAGTTGGCATACCTTCACCAGTCGTCAAGAAGTCAGTGAAAGAATCAACGTACTTAAATGACTCAGCAATAGTTCTATTTAGTCTATTATTTATTTGCTTTAAGTCTTTAGGGCTTTGGTCTATGTCCATAATCAAACCAAATGCAGTATCAATAGGCTCTAAAGGTCTAACAAAACCTGATATAGCTTGTGCAGATATTTCTGTTACAACATTCAAACCTTCATCGTAAGCATTGTCTATCTCACCTTTAAGAATAGCCATAGTGAAGTCAGCAATCTCACCAGTAGTCTTAGTGAGGTTACGTGTAAGGCCACCTCCACCAAAGTCTTTACCAATCTGTGCTAATATCTCTTCTGGAACTTCTTCACCTGCCATGTGGTATGATACTACACGAGCAGCTGCTTTGAATAAGGAGATAGGATAATCATATTGTTGTGATACAACTTGACCATCTACTATATTATCATATAAACCTAGACCTGCTTTACGGTTCTCTTGTTCGTCTTGAGCCATTGTGTATACTAAACCAGTAACTACAGCACCTCTTGCCGCTAGCTCCTCTATAGGTACATCATTATACTTACCACTAATCTTCTTAACTGCTATGTTAAGTACTGGTGTATTCTTAATACCGAAGTCTATAGTGTTGTTAAAGAATCTACCAAACGGAACCATGAAACCAAGACCTGGGATGTTACGTGCATCTTCTACGAAACCTGCAAGTTCACCTAGTTTAGTACGGTTCTTATATGACTTAGAGAATGTATTCTCCATAGTCTTAGCTACAGCGTCTATTTCCATTTGCTTGTATTCTTTAGTAGCCATAATTTTAACAGCTTCTGGGCTAGTGTAGAACTCATTCCAACTCTTACCAAACTTAAGTCTTAGTTGCTTGTTCATCTGCCCTACGTAGTCTTGAGACTTAGTGTAAGCATCTTGAGCATTAACGAATGTAGCCCTTTGAACAACATTGATAACACTATCTGATTTGTCTTGTAAGAAAGCACCTTTACCCAGTGTAGTCATCTGATCTACAGTGTTACTAATTTCAACACCACCAGATAATGTACGGTTAAGCTTATCTAAAGCACCAGTGTTATTCTGTAATGCACTCTTATAAGCTGCATATGTCATATCATTATCAAATGCAAACTTAACACGATCTTTAGAAGCTAGCAGTAGTTGCTTAGCGACATAAGTATTCTTAGCACCTGCATCTGCAAACCCTAACACTGACTGCAGTGTTCCTCTACCGCCTTTAAATAGAGCTAGTGTTACATCAGTAGATATATCTAGCCCTGCAGCTGCTCCATAACCTAATACGTTTAATATAGAAGTAGATGGGTGTGAAACTAATGATCTAATAAACTTA